GATTGGAGAAAATTATAGCAAAACTTTGTGGAACAAAATTGATTCTACTGATGAGCTATACTTTGTTCAGGTTCCTCATAAAGCTTCAGATCCTATTAATATATATCGTTGTTTAAATCATGTCAACTCATATGTGATGGAGCGCCGTAATGATGGAACACCGGTTCGATCTTATCAGTTGACAGATTGTGAAATTGTTGATATAGTACATAATCAGCAGTTGTCTGAACAATTACATACCATGTCGTGTGAAATCTCTACATTTAGAAAGTGAAAATTATGCGTGAATCTCTTAGAGTCCTACAAGAATGTGCTGAACTTCAACAGCGAAAATCGAAAGATTACCAGAATGAAAAGTCGCGTATCCGTCAGGCTGATCACTATCCGCGTGGTTGTGCTACGATCCTTGATATGGTTCATCAGAAAATTACTCGAATTTATTCTGTTATGGAAGCGATGGAACATGGCGACTCGGCCAACTTCGAATCGCTCGAAGACTCGTGCAAAGACGCGATCAATTACCTATCCTTCTTTGTCTCCTACAGCCGTGGAAAAATGGAAGGCCAAGATCCATCGCGAGATTTTGTGAATCGTCCTTCAAAGAAAATTAATACTGTTGCAGATATGACAACGGTATCAGCAACCAGTCTAGGAGTACTCAAGAATGCTGAAGGTTGAGCATATTCGTCAGCACTTTTTGAGTGAACTCAAATCTGAAAGGTTTGTTACTGACAAGACCGGTGTCAAAACTATTGAGATGATTGGTGCTACGTTTGAAGCAAATGAACCAGCCATCTTTGGTAAGCCAAATGAAGACTATATCCAACGCGAACTTGATTGGTACAAGTCGCAGTCTTTGTATGTAAACGATATTCCTGGTGGTAAGCAGGAAGCAAGTCCTCCAGAAATCTGGACATCTGTAGCATGTAAAGATGGTAAGATAAATTCGAATTATGGCTGGGCAATTTGGTCTACTGATAACTACAGCCAATACAATAATGCTTTGCACGAATTGCAAACGAATCCTAACAGCCGTCGTGCTATGATGATCTATACTCGACCAAAAATGTGGTGGGATTATAACTACAATGGTCGATCAGACTTTATGTGCACTAATACTGTACAGTATATGATTCGTGATGATGAACTGATTGCTATCGTCCAGATGCGTAGCAATGATGTTGTGTTCGGTTATCGCAACGATTTTGCATGGCAGAATTACGTTGTCAAACAACTGGCATTCGATCTTGGTATTCAAAAGACTAAAATCATCTGGCATGTCGGATCACTTCATGTTTACTCTAGACACTTCAACCTAGTGAAATAACATAAATTTATAAATAGTTTGTCATGTAAGTTATCTACATGTTTAAACTGGAGTAAATTAATGTTACCAAAGAAAAAAGGCTATCATCGTCATCATATTATACCTAAGCATCAGGGCGGGACTGATGACGATGATAATATTGTTTACTTAACTCCTGAAGATCACGCGAAAGCCCATTTAGAATTATATGAAAAATATGGTAAATATGAAGATGCTCAAGCATATAATTCTTTAAAAAAACATTGGTTAGAAGCACGAACTATTGATGGTTATAAACAATCAGCAGATCATATTAAAAAAAGACGTGATAATACTGATTATTCAGAAGTTTCTAGAAAATTAAAAGGTCGTACGAGCCCAACTAAAGGTATGAAGTTTGAATATAGATCTAAGCCAAAGATTAGTGATGCTTTTAAAGGCAAACCAAAATCGGAAGAAACTAAACGTAAAATATCAGAATCATTAACTGGTAAAGTTTCTCCTAAAAAGATAGACGTCTATTGCATTTATTGTCATAAGAGGGTAGTACCATCTAGACAAAATAGACATGGTGAAGATAAATGTAAAAAGGTGAAATAATGAAAAAGATTTTGATTACTGGCTTTAATGCTGAACAAAACGAACGAGACTACTTTCAACGTAAACAGTTGAAGATCTTAAACTCTCATTTTTCACTCATTCGTTGTTTGGAAGATATGGGTTGGCAAGTTGAACAACGTCCAGTTGAGCAAGGTGAAGATCTTTCGAGCTACGATGAAGTGATTATCTACCTTCATTCAGTTCAGTCTTTCTGTCAGCGTCTTTATTCTGGTCTCTGGGCTGTTGCAGCTCGACCGGATTGTATTCTAGCTTTTGATGACTGGCAGGTAGATCAGGTCTTTACAAGCTTTTCTGGTTATCAAAAGAATCTTGAAGAAGGTGATGGCGATGCAGCTTTCCGTCCTTACCTTCTCGATCTGTATGCTGGTGATGAGCCGGTAGAAGTACTGAAGAACAATCGTAATCACTACATCGAATCTTGTAAGATTATCAATGCTAAGCAAAATCGTCTATTGATCTGTGCTTTTGCCGGCGGTGATTCGAATCTCTTTGGTTTGAACTGGCAGGGCCAAGTCTTTACCTATAATCCGAATCCATATAACTTGAATCGCTCGCCATATAATAACTATGGTGAACCGGTATCAGGTCTTGCTGCGTTTCTCGATGATGATATTGTAGATCCAAAAGACAAGCAGAAGCAGTGGGTGTTCTCGTCTCTTATTCAGACCAAAACTCAAAAGTGGCTGAAGCAGCAGACACCATCATGGCCAATCTTGAGCTTTGGTGCAAAGCGTGGTGAGTTCAAAGGTGAACGTGTTATCGAGCCAGAAATGTGCCGTATATATAATAGGAACTGGGGATGCTTAATGCCAGAATACTACCATGCCGGATCTGGCTGGTGGAGATCTCGAGTTCAGCAGGTTGTTGATTGTAAATCCATCCTGCTTTGCTCCGATAAAGAAGGCGCTATCTATGGTGATGCTTTCGTCGGTAATACCATCGAAAAAATCGAAAACATGAGCCCAGAAGAACTGGCAAAGCTCGGTAGTGATATGATGGAATGTCTATATTCCAATCATCCGCTCGATAAAAACATACAAAAGAATGAATTGCAAAGGATTCTAGATGCAAGGTGAATTCACTCATGCAAGTATCGTACCATTGATTGGAGGGGAGACTCTTGGAGCTCATGCCGCACACGGTAGAGCTCCAGAGTACTTTCTATCTTACTCTCCGTTTCAAGCAAATGATAAGCATATCTTAAATTATTATAAGAGCAAATATGAATCAGATATTCCATACATCCTTCTCGATCAAGGAGGTGTTCACCCATATGCAGTTGATGTTGTACACAGCGTGTGTCCGTGTGCTGGTTTATCTATGCTTAGCCATGGTTATGGGGATCATAATCCTAACAACCGTTGGATGGCTGAAAGTACTGAGTATGTTCTTACAAACATGAAGCCACGGGTTCTCTGGGGTGAGAATGCTCCAGGATTTGCTGGTAAAGTTGGTGATACTGTTCGGAATAATCTGAAGCGAATCGGTAAAGAGAATGGATACACTATGACTGTGTATCGTACTCGTTCTCTTCTGCATGGCATTCCACAGGTACGTGAACGTTCATTCTACTTCTTCTGGAGAGACGATAAGGTTCCAATGCTGAACTATTATAATCGGCCATATACTCCTATTGAACAACTGCTAACAAATATCAGTTCGAACTTCCAGACAGATCCTATCAACAAAAAGACTCCGTCTGTTGATGATCCATATTATCGTTATATCCTAGAAGAGCTAGAAGGCGGAATTACTCATGCTCAATTTGCTCAGCAGATTCCAGCTGAGTCTGCTCGTAATGCTGACGTTCTTGCTTACATTGAAACTAAGACTAACTATCTTGAAGTAGCAAAATGGATGGAAGCCAATGGCTATGAAAAAGAAGTTGCGAAGTGTAAGTATCGTCATGAGAAGCTAGCGAATGGTGGATCCATCATGCGCCGTAATACAATCGTTCCACGTGACTACATTGGAGCCTTTGTTGGACACTATCCAGTCATGCTTGCTCATCCTACACAGGATCGATATATCAATTATCGCGAAGCAATGACAATTATGGGAATGCCACAAGACTTTGAATTAGTCGACGCAAGCCCACGCAATGCCAACATGATTTGCCAGAACGTTCCAGTTCAGACTGCAACTGACATGGCCACCGAAGTTGTAGCATATCTTAAAGGTGAGAGAAAGATGCTCGACACTGATTATATCGTCCAATATAATCATTCACAAACCAGCACATACGAAGAGAAAGCATCATTGGAGGCGTTTTTAGCATGAGTACAAGTATACATTATGATCAATTTGAAAAATTAGAATCTGAAACAACCGATGCAGGCAAAATCACTGCAGATAATTTTATAATTCATCCTGAGATAAATTTTAATTACACAAGAATCGATTATAAATATAATGAAGGCGAACTCCTAGGTGAGATTCAGTCTTACATTAATGCTACATACGATCAGCATTACTCTCACAACAAATTCCAAGCAACAGAATTCATCATTGACGGCGGCCATGGTACTGGTTTCAATGTCGGTAATATGATGAAGTATACTCAACGCTATGGACGTAAAGGCGATCCTGCCGAATGGCGTAAAGACCTCATGAAGGTTATTCACTACGCAATCATCCAACTTTACGTACACGATCAACAACACAAGAAAGTTTAATTATGGGTATTGAAATTAATGTTCCAATCGAGAAGCTTCGTGAGCGTAAGCTCTTCGTAGCTGCTCCAATGTATGGTGGCCAGTGTGCCGGCATGTTCACTCGTTCGATTGCAGACCTTTCGGCTCTCTGCACTCACTATGGTATTCAGGTTCGATTCTACTTCCTTTTCAACGAATCACTGATTACTCGAGCTCGTAACTATTGCGCAGATGAATTCATGCGTTCTGGTGATACTCACCTCATGTTTATCGATTCTGATATTGGATTCAATGCCAATGATGTAATTGCTCTCATGGCTCTTCAGTCACAAAATCCAGAAGATGATGATTATGATATCATTGCCGGACCTTATCCGAAGAAGTGCATCAGCTGGGAAAAGATTAAGCTTGCCGTTGATAAAGGTTTTGCAGATGAAGATCCTAATAGTCTTGAAAAGTATGTAGGTGACTATGTCTTCAATCCTGCCGGTGATCGTGGAGAAATTCCTCTTGGTGAACCAGTCGAAGTTCTAGAAGCCGGCACAGGTTTCATGATGATTCGTCGTAATACTTTTGAGAAGTTCCAAGAAGCTTATCCTCAGCAGATGTATAAACCAGATCATGTTCGCACTGAGCATTTTGATGGTTCGCGTGAGATCATGGCTTTCTTTGATACTCCTATCTGTGAAGATAC